ACCAGATTAAAAGCTCCATCATCTGCTGGATTAGGTAGTTTAGCTCCGTCACCAGTAACTAAAACAATACTGGTAGCAGTAGCATCATAGCCAGTTGAGACTGTTACTTTTGCGAAGTTGAGGACTGGGTCTAAAGGCATAGAATTATTTATTCATTAAAAGTTAAATAAGAAATAAAATATTCGTTAAGGGAATAGCCAGCAGGATGTCGTCTAGCTGTAGCTGTAGCTCTTGCGGTATGGGCATTTGCTACATCATCAAACCTTTCAGTAGTACCAAGATTATTAGTCCCATCATACCCACAAGAACTAAAGCCATAGCCATTGAGAGAATAGGAGGCAAGAATGTTCCTAGCCGTAGCTGCTGTTCTTGCTGTATGAGTATTTGCTACATCATCAAGTCTCTCGGTAGTGCCTAGATAGGTGCCATTATATCCGCAAGTAGTAAAACCATAGCCGTTAAGGGAGTAGCCAGCAAGAGCATGTCTTGCTGTGCCTGCTGTTCTTGCTGTATGAGCATTAGCAATATCGTCAAATCTCTCGGTGGTGCCTACATTAGCAGTAGTATAACCACAGGAAGTAAAGCCATAGCCGTTAAGGGAGTAGCCAGCAAGATATCGTCTTGCTGTAGCGCTAGCCCTTGCTGTATGAGTATTAGCTACATCATCAAACCTTTCAGTAGTGCCAACAACAGCAGTAGTATAACCACAGGAAGTAAAGCCATAGCCGTTAAGGGAGTAGCCAGCAAGAGAATATCTTGCTGTAGCTGTAGCTCTTGCGGTATGGGCATTTGTTATATCATCAAACCTTTCGGTAATGCCGAAATAATTGACGCCGTTATATCCACAGGAAACAAAACCATAGCCATTGAGAGAATAGGAGGCATGGTTATAGTTGGATGTGCATGCTGTTCTATCTGTATGAGTATTAGCTACATCATCAAACCTTTGGACGGTACCTGCAGCGGCAGTAATATAACCACCTGTAGAAAAACCAAAGCCTCCTTCTATTCTCACTTTTCCTCTTGTTGTGTTTTCATTAAAAGTAAGAATGCTCAATCTTCTAGTATGTCCCACATTCCTTGCTGTTATCCCTCCCATTGGAGCTTGGGAAAGACTAACTACCCACCGATAATTAGCATTAGAATGAGCATTAGGGAAAGTAATAACATTATTCCCATGAGCTACCCAGTATCTACCCTTATTAACTGGAGCAGCATTAGCTATTGCTGTCTTAACTTTGTCCATTGTGTCCCTTGTTACTGCTAAAACCATCTTGTAAGTCTTTCCTGCTATGTTTTTAGCAGTAGCAGTAGTTCCTTCTTGAGCTCTGGTTATTGTTAGGGTGTCAGTGCTTCTAGCTGTACATCTAACTATCTCTTTGTTTGGGTCATCAGCTGGGTCTTTGTAATCAGTATCATTCCACCAGACTAAGTTAAAAGCTCCATCAGTTGCTGGGTCTGGTAGTTTAGCACCATCACCAGTAGCTAAAACAATACTAGTAGCAGTAGCGTCATAGCCAGTAGAGACTGTTACTTTAGCGAAGTTAAGGACTGGGTCTAAAGTCATAAAATTATGTTATTTGTTTAATCCAAATGAATTTTTGCTTTTTCTCTTTTTACTATTAACCAGGGCAATATCTGTTTTAGAATAATTCTTGCATTTTCACCACAAACTTGCCACCAATAAGTTTGAATATGTTTAGGATTTTTAGGAATTTTTGAATAAATATAACCTACTCCTGCAATTTCTTTAATTCTATCAAGTAATTCCTTAACTGTGTTGTTAACAACTATTCTTGTTCCTTCCAGTTTTCTACCAGTTTTAATAATACTTCTTCGTCAACTTAACTCACTTCTTTATCCCATGTGAACTGCACACTGTCCCCTAGTGCTAAACTAATTCCAGCAAAATCAGAAGCCAAAAGCAAAGTTCCTCCTGCCGAAGCAGTAAATACCCCAGCATTAGTAATTGTTTTGGCTGAATCAGCGGTTAATGTTCCAACCCATCTGTTTTTGTCTGCCACTGGCTGGCTTTTGGTTGCTGAAACCCTTGCTTCGCTTACTGCTCCGAATAAAGCTGTAGAGGCTTTGCTATGAGCTCCTGAACCACTTGCCCATTCAATATAATGAGTTGTTGGGCTTAATGTCCCATCAATTATATCCACCTGCCACTCTTCCAAATTTGTTACTACTCTATAGAATAGTCAATAGAGCGGAGAAATCTCTTCGGATTTCTCTCTTGTGGTTCATTTTCCCACAAGTTCAGACTGTTGCTTCGGCTTTCGCCGTCCTCTCGCTCAGTCGTTGCAGGCGGCTTTTTGCCTTCCTGAGGGTAGCCATCTCAGGCTTTCCCCATTAATCAGAGAGGATTTATAGTGAGCAAAGTTATTTACCCACTTGTGTAAAAACATCAGCATAACCAAGATTAAAAACTCGGTTCCTTAATTCTTGAAAAAAGTTCTTAATTTTCCAAAACAATCCTAAATCTTCCCATTTTCCTTTTTTGGCACGATAAACCTTTATCCCAAGAGAAAGTTTAGATTTTTCTGACAATTTAGTCTTCATATAATGATTTATATGCTTTTTCCCAAGAGTCTTCCACGACCTTTATGATATTTCTATTTTGGAAGACATATTTTTTTTGTTCATCTAATATTTGGTTTCTAAATTTTTCATCTACAATTAATTTTTCTAACTTCCGATACCAGTCTTTATAAGTATTTTTTGCTAAATAATTTACCTCTTGATTGTATGGTATAACATCTGAAGCTAATGTTACTGTTCCAACTCCACAATACTCATAAAATTTAATACAAGATTTTGACCGATTAAATTTATTGTCTGCTAAAGGAGCTAATCCAATATCCCAGTCTAAATCTGATAAAACCTTTGGATGTAATTCTGGAACATAAAACGGAATATGTCTGAAATTTTTAAAAGATTTAAGTTTCTCGTAAAATTGTAATCCTTTTTCAAAAAAAGTATTATATTCTGGCATCCATCCTTGTTTTTTATAAAATCCGTATTCATAAACTTGAGATATTAAAGGACAAGAAGAAAGACCTTGAATTTGAAAATCAAAATCATATTTATCTTGCAAGTCTTTAATTACATCTATAATTATTAACAAATCATCATAATGAGTAATTGAACCTGACCAACCAATTTTTAATTTACTTTTTTGACGAGCTCTTTCTTTAAACTGATTAAAACTTATTGCATTTGGACAGACCCAAACATTTTTATTAAATTTTAAAAGATTTCCTTTTAAATAATCCGTAGTGGTTGTTACTAAATCTGCTTCTTTTAATAATCCTTCCACCATTTCTTTTGCTAAAGGGCTAAAAAATGTTTGGGCAGGATTTACTGGCGGAATTGTCCAAATATCATCGTCTATTTCATAAACTACTTTTTTCCCTTTTGCTTTTGCCCTATAAAGAAGTTTAAAAGGGTCTATACGATATAGTCTCGCAAAAACTAAAATGTCATTCTCTTCTAACATTTTTTCTTCATCCATTTTTCCTAATATAGCATAAGACAAGGTATGTCCTTTTTCTTTCAATTCCAAAAAGGGAACATGTATTCTAACAAAGAAACAACCATTCTTAAATTCGTAAATAGAGCTTAAAACTGCACAAATTTTCATCTTTTTTTATTTATAATTCTCTCGGTGGGGAGTAATCCTTAAAAGTCCATGATGTCTTTGAGCATAATGTATCTTTAAATTGTATTGCATTTTTTCTTTTTCTCTTCTAATGTCTGCTTCTTTTGCGGCTAATTGATTAGCGATACACCAATCTTGTGCTGCCCCTAATGACAATATTCTATGAAATTCAGAGTCAAATCCAGGCTCATCTCCTGAAGCTGACAAAGGAATAACCGACCTTGAAACATAAACTTTTAATCCCTTTGTTGTTGTTACTTGAGTTGCGTCTGGTTTTGGGTATAAAAAAATAGAATTCCCTATTAAATCATATTCAACAGGAACTCCAGGCACTTCTAAATATTCCTCCATAGCTACTGCAATTTGGCTTTTATCAATTGGTTTTAATAATCGCCAATTTCCATCTTTATCTTTAATTTCTACCCTCTCAAGTTTTCTGGCAGTAGTTGGTAAAGAATAATCTTGTTGTTTATCTACTAAATCAGTAACAGCAATTGGTAAAGTATTCTGGCTTAAATCATCAAAGCTCCAATCTCCGACTGAATTCCAAATTAAAATTGCAGTCTCATCATAATGATAATTAAGATTTCTCTCTAAATCAGAATCAAGATAAATAGCTGAAGAAGTATTAGTTAAAAAGTAAGTATCTTTTTTTAAAGCATCTAGGTTCATTTTTTTGCTTCAATAATTGACTGCCATTTAACTTCAGAAGCTAAATATGGCGAACCCTTTAAGGTTATTACATCTTTAAATCCAATTTCTCTTAAAACATCCATCAAGTGATAATCTGTCCAGAGAGATTTATGCGGACTTTCTTCTCCAGAAGGATTTATTTCTCTTGGGACATCTTTTGCCATTATTATCTGATTAGCCATTTTAAAATCAAATTGTTGGAATATCTTTTCAAAATCAGGAATTGTAATTGTTATTTTCCCTTCTTTTTTCAACATCCGATAACAATCTCTTAAAAAATTTATTGCGTCTTCTACCTTTAAATGTTCTATAAAATGTCCCATATAAATCTCCTCAATACTCTCATCTGGATAATCTAACTTATCTTTAATTTCTAAAACTCTATTTACGCCAGGATATTCTATTTTATCAATATTTATAAAACCTACCAAAACAAACCTTCCTGAACCAATGTTTAGTTTCATTATATTTTTCTTGCCACTCCCTTTTTTATAAGGTCTTCAGCCAACCATTCAGGAACAGCTAATTTATCTCCTGGAACATGTTGAACCCAAACTTTTCCAGGAATTTCTGGCAACTTTAAAGCATCTGCTTCTTTTACTTCAGAAGTAGCAATTTCCTCTACTTTAGGTTCTTCTACTTCAGGAATAGCAACTTGGGGTTGAGGATTTTTTACTAATTTCTTTTTGGCTCTCGCTTCTTTCATTTTCTGCCCCCACTCTTTTGCTTCCTTTTTTGTGCGAAATCTTGGCATATTTTATTTTTTAATTTTTTGACCTTTAATATTCCCCTATAATTGTCCCCCGATGTCAAGGGAACGAGGGACAATTTAGAGAAACATCTTTAATTTTGCCTAAAATAAGCCTTTAAAAACCTATTAGAATTTTTGCGAAAGGTTTTTAATCCATAAACCATTAAAGGCAAAAAGTTTCTACCTCTTCTATTTGGAACATCTTTAATTACCATATCAGGAGCTTTCTGTAATACAAGATGAATTGACCTTGCTTTTCCAAAATAAGCTAACTCACAAGTTTTTCCGCCATAAGTAGTAGTAGCAAGATTATTTGTCGTATAAACTTTAAATCCAAGAAAATCACCAGCATAACCATTTCTTAGCGTTGCATCAGCAATTTGAAATCCAGCTGTAGCTGCCTTTTCTTCAATAACTGCTGCCACCATTGGAGAAATTACTGCTATCCAGTCTCCTATTTCTTCAACATTCATTGTTCTTAACTTCTTTCTGGCGGCGGTAAAGACTTGGATAATATTGGCGGTAGTAGCTGAAATTCCACTTCCAGCAGTTCCCCCAATATCAGCATCATCTAATCCAGAGGCAGCATTAGTAACTTCAGCAAAAACAGCAGTATCAATAGTATCTCTTAACCTATAAGCAGCCTCATCAGAATAATTAAGAACAATATCATATCTTGACTGAAGTTCCTCAACGTCATCAATATAAAAAGCAACACACTTGCTCTGGTCAACAATCAAGTATTCATCAGTAGCACTTATGCCTTGAATAGAAACATCTGTTCCAGGAACATAAGTAGACACCGTTAAATCAGAATGATAAGGATAATGACACTTTATTATTCTTTAGATTTCTCTAAAGGTTGGACTATAAACCTATTTTATATTTCATACTATTTATTTTTTTAACAAATGGTGAAACTATTTCTATTAATTTATTAACATTATTTCTATTGAGATGAATTGATCTTGTTTTTGTGACATAGGCATCAATCCCAAATTTTTTCAACCAATTAAGAATATTCTGCAAAGAAATATCATCAAAACTTTGAGTCGCTATATCTCCCATTTTATAGAGATAGTTTTTCCCCTGTTTTGTTTTACGTTTTGCATAGTATAAACATCCATCATCCATCCATAATATAGCCAACGACCACTCATCAAGATTTCTTATCATTTTTCTTGTAAAAATCTTACATTTATTCTGATATAGCCTTCGCCACACACAATAACAAAGATAATTCCTATTAGTATAAACACGAAACTGAGTATTTCCTTTTCTATTTTTAATCGTTGCTTTTGTTTTAATCCCAATACTTTCTAAAATATTCGCTTTATACTTTATGTAATCTTGATGTTTTATGTGATGAGCTATATCTAATACTGCTTTTTTTACGTTTCTCTTTTTTATCAAACATCCATCACCAATTGCTAAAGAACAAATAATATAAAACTTTTTATTTTTCTTCATGCTTATAAAGCACTACTACTTCAATTAGGCTTATATGCTATATCTTCACTTTTTTGTAAAAGTGTTTGGCGTATAGCCTCTGAGGAATTCACCCATTTTCTATTTTGACCTTTTTGGTTTAATTCATAAATTCTTTCTACTATTTTCCAATCTTCTTCTGAATAAGGATAGTATCTTTTTTTATTTTCCTTACAAGACTTTCCAAAATTTCTATTCTCAATAAATTTTATTGTCATTTCTGCGATTGCTTTTTTATTTCCAGAACGGACATAGGGATAAATGCCTTTTAGTATTTTATACACTCCTTCAAAGTTTTTACAGGCAACATGATAGCCTATACTATGTTCTTTTTTGGGGGGTTTTCTTTCAAAAACATATAAATCTATTCCAATCATTTCTCCTATGTTTTTTACTTCGTTTATTATTGATAAATCAGTATTAGCAATAAGCCAGTAAGGCATTATCCGCCATTTTCCAGGACTTTTTTCGTTTTTTCCTCTTTTGCTTTTATGTAAGCCAGTTGAACCTTCTCCGTCAAATATTCCAGCTAACCAAATAAGGTCTTCAATTTTTAATGTTCGCATAGGTTTGACCTGCTGATTATCCCCGTGTATTGTTCGTTTTTACCTATTAGTAAAACAATCTTTTGAGGATTTCCCAGCATTTTGCCAAATTTTGCTACAACTCATTTTTGAATCGTATCTCCAACCTTTAAATTGTCTTCAAAGGTTGTATCGGCACATTCAGCCGCAACTAAACTTTTTCTTAAAGGAACTTGCATTAAAGCACTCCATAATTCAGGTTTTGTAGCATCTAATACATTAGCCATATTTTTTTATATTCTATTCATAGCCCTTTCTGCCATAAGATTTCATCCAAGCTCTAAATTTTTCTAATTCTTCAATAGAAGCCTTTCTAACATCTCCATCAGTCCAGTCTGAATACTCTTTAACAGAAGGGGCTTGTTTTGTAGAAGGTTTAGGAACCTTACTTTCCTTTTCGACTTTTTCTCTCCTAGCTTGAATGTAGAGATTAACTTCAGGAGTTTTTACAGCCTCTTCCATTGGGATATTTTTTGCTTTTGAAATTAGGGAGATATAATCTAATTCCTCTGGCGAAAAATCCCTTAAGACAGAAATCTTTTTGACTAGATCAGCAATGTCTGGCGAAACTAAAGTTGGAGTTTCCTTCTTTTTTTCTTGCTGCCTAATAGCAAATAATTCTGCCTCAAATCGCCTTGCCTTCTCTTCTGCTTTTTTGGCTCTTATAAAGAGATGTTTATTTTTTTCCTTTATTGCGGCGATTTTTTCAGAAGAAACCAACTCTTCCTCTAACTCTTCTTCTAGAGGCTCTTCTTCATCTGGGGCTTCAAGAGTTTCCCCTTCTCTTTCTTCTACTTCTTCTTGTTCTTGTTGAGAAGTAGAATCATTTAATAAATTTTTTTCCATATTTTAAATTTTTGAGGGAATTTTAACCCTAATTAACTTTTTTAAGAGAAAAGTTTAAACTCGACCTTGATGTTTTTATAAATATTCATTTTTAGATTTTTCAATTTCTTTTTCTTTTAAAATTCGCAATCTCCTCATTATGTCTTTTAAAACTTGAATTGCTATTTTTCTTCCCAATGTTTCTTCAAATGTATTTATAGTTTCTACGCTATTTAACATATCCAATTCTTCTTGAAATAATTCTCCTAATGCTTCTATTTGAGGTTGGGAAAAACTTTTTAATATTTTCTCTTTTTCTTGTTTTTTCATTATTTTTTATATTATATCCCTAATTAGAAATGTCAAGTCTGTTTAAACTCTTACTTCTTCTCTTCCAGGAATTATAGGCGGCATAGCTACTGGTCTAGCAATTCCTCCTCCAGCTCTTCTTCTAACAATTTCTGGTAAGGTTTCTGGTTCTTTCTCAATCGCTTCAATATCTTCAATATGCATTCCAGCCTTTCCTAAAATTTGAATAAATATTTTTCTTTTGGTTGGATTTTCTAATAAAGTTGGATCAACAGTTATAGCTTGTAAAACCATTTGTAAATTCATTGCTTTTGTTCTAATATCCTTTGCTTCACCAGTAATAATAATATCAATATAATATTTTAGGTCTTGATAAAAATTTTCAGGGATTAAAATTTCTTCTTCTTTTTTTGCTTTTCTCCTTTCCACAATTCTTGCCTTCATTAATTCATATTGAACCAAAGTCGGCAATTTTCGTTTTTGAGCTAAAAATTTTAATAATTCTTTGTTTGTTTCAAGTGTAATTTGGAAGTTTTGCCATTTATCTAAATCTTCTCCAACCAATTTAAGGTAATGTTCGCCTGTATTTTCTTTTTGAAACTGGGGAATAATATCTTTGTATAATAGTTCTTTTATTTCTAATCCTATATTTTCTCTAATTTGGTCAAAATAAGAAGTAGTCATTTGGGCAGCTAAAACTGCTGCACCCAATGGTGTTCCAGCAGGTAACCTTTCTCCTCTTATTACATCATAAGCCATAGTTAATTCATCTCTGTTTTGAAGCCAAGTATTATGTTCTACTTGGTATGTTGCTAAATTTCTTTCTTCAGTCGGAACTCTTGTTAAAGGAAACCTGGTATGAAGAATTTGACCACTTTTTACATCAGTTAAAAGGTTTTTATTAATTGTCTCATCAGCAGTTTGAAATACTTCTATAGCAGCAAAATAAGAAGATTTTGCCCTTAAGTTCATCATTTCATTTATTCTAATTTGAGGGTCAAACAACATTTCAACTCTTCCAACCCCTAACCATCTTCCAGGAATTTTTTCCCAGTGAATATCTCTGTAAGGAAATTCTTCCCTTGAAATTTCTTCTTTATCTAAAATAAGTCCTGTAACTCCAAGCTCATATCTTCTAAAATCATCGTATAATCTTCCTTCTTTTGAGTAACATATAAATCTGGAATAAACATATTTTTGGGGGTCTCCATCTTCCCTTATCCAATTTTCTGGAACTTCTCCATATCTCTCTAAAATTTTGATATAAGGAACATTTGTTGCCCGCCACATTTTTATTACCTCTTCTACATTATCCCAATTTTTCTTTCTTAATTCTTCAGGACTGTAATAATGAATTTCAATTACATAATTACTATCTTTTAGTCTATCAGCGGATTGTTCATTTATCAAATTTCTTAAATCAAGAAAAAACAATTGACCTTGAACCTTTTTAAGAACTACCGAACCAAATATTGGTAATTCATGAAAAATTCTATTTAAGGTTTTTCCGAATTCTCCTTTTTTCATCCATAATTTCAAATCTCTATCCATTAACCAAGCCTTTAAAGAGCTTTGTCCTGGCGCAGCTTGAATAATAATATCTTTAGTATCAAAATCTATGGCTTTAGTAGCCACATAACAAGGATTTCTAACAATATTAAAGAAAAATTTCTTAAACCCTTCAGAGTCTTTTTCTCCTGTTTCATAAACTGAATTATAATAACGGAATATCCGCTCTATTGTTTTTTTTTGGTTAAACTTAAACTTATCTACAATTTGAACTGATTGAGTTTTATATTCTGTGAACTCTTTTCCAATTTGTTTAAGAATATTTGTTTCCATTTATTTTCTTCTTTTAATTGGTGCTCCTGCGTATTCTCGCAACTTCTCTTCAGTTAAAGTTTTCGCAAGTCGTGCAGCTTGAGGAAAATAACGATAAGGAATCGCCTTTCTTTTCATTTGTAAAGCTATTGCAAAAAGTTTTCTCATTTTTTCGCTGACTGCTGGCATATTTATAAGTAATTAATTTTTTTTAAACAATACCGACCTTTTATAAATAATCAATAAATTGTCTTTTAAATGTTGGAATTAATCTTGCGAGAGGCTCTCGCCTTTCAGGGCTTGTCAAGCCCCAAACCGCTAAAGCTAAAGACATAACACAATCGTCGTGAAACCCTCTAGGGGCAGAATATCTTACATTTCCTGTCTCTGAAATCTCATAAGAAAATGCTTTTAATTCATCTATCAATTCAGAAGCTGGAGGAATAGTTATTCCTTTCTGCTCAATAAAGATTGATAGTTTCTCTATTAATTGCATTTTGCTCTTTTTTTCAAATTTAAAGTCATCTACCGTCAATCCTATTCTTTTTAAATCGTCAGAAACTGGATCGCCTACTCCCGTTGAATCGATAATTATTCTAGCATTATTATATTTTTTAGAAAGACTATTTATTCTTGCTTTTTGTAAAGGATAATCTATTTCTTTAAATCTATCCAAATGAACTACTTTATGGGTATCTATGTCTAGAACTGTTAAAACCGTAAAATCTTGATATTTCCCTAAATCCACCCCTATTATGTAAAAGTGATTTACCTGTGGCTCTTCTAGGCTCGTTTCAGAAATAATCTCATCTACTCCTCTGAATAATGAAGCGGCATCGGGTAAAAAAGAGGCTAAATATTCTTGCAAAAACACTCTTTCTGGCAATAATCTTCTGGCTCTTTCCCATTCTTCTGTAGAAAAACTAGGCCTGTCTTTAGAAGTAAAAGTAAAAGCTGAATTTTGTTCTTTTAATTCTAGAAATTTTCTATAAAACCAATTTTGCCCGAATGGCGTTGAAATAAATATTGTTTTTCCAGCTTTATCGTGGGTTGTGGGAAATAAGTATTCATTCCAAATTGATTCTGAAATTCTAGCTGCTTCGTCTACAATAATTAAATCAGTTGCTCTTCCTAACAAACCAATTGGACTTTCGGCTGATTTACATTCTAATATTGAACCTCTAGCAGTAAAAATTGTTGGGAATGGTCTTTTTTTAATTTCTATTGTTCTTTTTGATGTTGTAATTTTAAAGAGCCATCTGGCAATATTATCAAAAACAATTTGGGTTAAATCATAATTTGGAGCTACAATCCAAATTCTTTTTTTAAATCCTAATAATTCTTTTAAAGCTACATAAGAAACTAATAATGACTTTCCAAACCTTCTTCCTGCACAAACTATTGTTTCTCTTCCTAAGGCTTTTAAAATCTCTTCTTGTTTAGGATGGGGTTTAAAATTTATTAAATTTTGTAATTTCTCATCGCTAATCATCTAATCCTAAAACTTTTTTATTATATTAAATAAATTTCAAGATAACTATCTGCTAATCCTCTGCTTAAATTAAATTTCATTTTCCCTAGTGGTTCTGATACTCTTCCTCCAACATGTCCATATAATTGCTTCCTTAAAGCCAATCTTTTATCCCCTGTAATAGTAAAAGAAGAAACGGGAATGAATACCTGAGTAGAAATAGTCTGATAAACAGCAGCTGTAGTCATAAAATGAGGCGTAGCAGTGGCTGAACCGTAGCTGGTAAAATTTCCATTCGCATCAATAAGCCCTAAGTCAAAAATCTCGTTATCAAAATAGGTTGTTCCTGCAATACTAGCGATAGACACTGAGCTCACTACCCTAACAGTTCCTTCATAAACCTTTCTAGCAATTAAAGTTTCTTCCATGCTTTGAGGATAAACAAAAATTTTATCTATCTGTAAAGTTTTTACCATGTCGCCAAATTCTGGTTTTTCTTCAAAATCTAAATCTGTACCACCTAAATCAGAAGGACTTGGTTTTTCCATAAGCAAATATTTAGTGTCTGTTCCAAAAGGATAAGCAGAATTAACTTTTTGACAATAGAGAATTTTTTTTGTTGCTGCCATGTTTTTAATTTTAAATTATTTTTTGACCTTTATAAATTTAACCATTTTTGGTTTTCTTTTTTTATCATCCATTGAACCATTTTTTCAATGCTTTTATCTAAAGTCATTGTGTATTGAAAGCCCATTTCTTTTAGCTTTGTCCCGTCTAAAGCATATCTTAAATCGTGTCCTGGTCTGGTCTGGTGAAAATCAATAAAACTTATTTCTCCCAAACCTTCTTTTAAATCATACATTAATTCTTTCCCGCGAATAATTTTAGCTATTTTCTGGGCTAGTTCTAATACGTTTCTTTCTTCACCAACAATATGATAAAATTGTTCTGACTCACCTTTTTCAGTTAGAAACAACATAGCATTACAAACTTCTCTGGCATGTATCCAACAACGAGAACTAATGTTGCCTGGCAAGCCATGAATAACTACTTTTTCGCCTTTTAAAATTGCTCTTATTGTTTTTGGAATAAACTTTTCGGGGTCTTGCCTTTCGCCAAAGATATTCATGCTACGAACAATAAAAATTGGCAATTTAAACGAATGAGCAAAAGCATAAGCCATCATTTCTGCTCCCGCTTTGCTTGCTGAATAAGGATTTGAAGGTTTAAAACTTTCATCTTCTTTAAAGTATTTACCTTTTGGTGCTGCTCCAAAAACTTCATCAGTGCTAAAAACAATTGTTTTGGTTTCTGGATTTTCTTTTTTAATCCATTCCAATAAATGGGTAGTCCCTACTACATTTGACATAGCAAAAGGAATAGCATCTTGCAAGCTTCTTTCTACATGGCTTTCAGCTGCCAAATGCCAAATAATATCAACTTTTCCAATCATTTTGCTTACAATTTCAGAAATTGGTGCCCTTAAATCATGCCAAACAAATTTAACTCTATTTTTCTCTTTTTCCCAAACTGAAATATCAGTTAATCTATTCAAGTTCCCTGCATAAGTTAAACAATCTAAAACTATAATATTCCAATCAGTTTGTTTTAATACTCCTTCTACTAAATGCGAACCTACAAAACCACATCCTCCAGTTAATAATAAATTTTTAGGTGCTAATTTTTTACCTTTTTCCTCTTTTTTTATAAATACCCAACTTCCTAACGATGGAATAAATAATAAATTTTTATCTTCTTGGGTCATTTTATTCTAATTCTTCTTTATCATCCTCAACTTTTGAAATTTCTTCATTTAATAATTCAAAGGCTAATTTTTGTTTGGGATATCTATCTTTCAGTTTAAAAATTTCTTTTATCGCTTCAATAGAAGCTCTTTTATCCTTTTTTTCAAGGGCAATATCTTCTAATCTTCCTAAAAGAGGTTCTTCGTTAATGTTTTTTAATAAATCCTCCCAACACTTTGTTCGGAAAACCTTTTGAGACCTAGCAGAATATTCACTATAGCCTGCTTCTTTCATTAGTTGATAAATATTAACCCTTTTTCCTTCCTTAATTCGCTGAAGGGCTTTTTCAAAAATAGATTTAATATGATTTTGACTTATTTTAAACTTTTTAGCCATAATACAATAAATTTATAATAAAAATTCTAAAACTTGTCAAAATGGAATTTTCAGGCGGGGGAGCCTTCATTTTTTCTTAAGGAAAATTTATTGACTTGGCTTTCCCCTCCCCCCCCCTATTTCTCATTTCTCGCTTTTTTCTCTTTATTTATATCAATACTATATTTTTCAAAATAAAAAGTCAAGAGTTTTAACAATACACTACGCTTCGCTACGGCTAAAACCTCTGCGAAGTATAATTTATTGTCTTTTAAGTATAATTTATTGTCTTTTTTAGTGTGTGCGGGAAGAAGAAGCTGGTTTTCCTAAAGCTTTTTTCTAAGGCTTTTTTTAAGAGTTTGTTTTTTAAAGGCCTTTAGAGGCTCTTTTAAAGTCTGATTCTTCGTTAGTTCTTTTTAGGGCTTGGTTCTTTTAAGTATAGTTTTTTCTATATTATATTATTACTTTATATTACTTTTTAAAATATATAGGCGGGGGATTGAAAAATGATTAAAATTTGGGTTTTTTTAAAGTTTTTGATTATTTTTTAAGTTTTTAATAAAAAAATATCCCTCTAATTGCCTCGTAGTGAAAAGTTTTAAGGGGAGTGAATGGTTTTATACTCACGAGGGGTAATAATTTCATTTTATTTCTTTTCTTTTTCATTTTATTTTTAATTATATTATATTTAGGGGCTGTGGAAAACTTCCGCTTGACAATTCTTTTGTCCTTAATATAATAGAGAATAGAAGAACAGCCTGAAACTCTTTTTTAAAAAATTTAATAAAAATTATCAGGTCAAAAGTTTCTTCCAGCCAGTTGGCGGAACTGGCTAATAAAACCGCCAAACACTTTTAAAACACTTTTAAAAACAAAAGGTCGGAAGTATTTTGAAAAATAAATTAAAGCTATGATAGAAAAAATAAAAAAATATTTAAAAAAGGATTTAAAACCGAATAAAATAAAGTTTGAAGGAACAAAAGAAAATAAATTGTATGCTACAATTACACGAGAAGATGGAAGTCGAGAGAAAGTTTATTGGAATTTAGAAAAAGATTACCGCACTGGCAAAATAGGGCTATCAAGTGTTTGGTATTATTCCCAATAAAAGAATGGGCAAGATAGTTTCTAAAAGGTCGGAGTTTAAATAGTTAAATAAAATTAAAAACTATGATTGATTTAAGAGAACTAAAAAAAGCTAAAAAGTTTGAAAATCCGCTTTTAATTGAAGGCAACGCTATCAAAAATTGGAAAGAACTTAAAAAATTTTGGGAAGATAACACTAACTATGATTTAGATGAATATTGCGAAAATGAACCTTATTTAATGACACTTGAAGAATTAAAAGGATATTATTGCGAAATCTCTTCTGATTCTGGAGCGCAAGATTGGCTTCTTCCTTATTTAAATATAGAGGCAATGATTAACAATGATATGCAAAGCGGATATTTACAAACGATTGATATTGATGGTGAAAAATATTATTACCGAATTTATTAGATAATTTGGCTTCTGATTCTCTTCCTTTCTCGCAGGAGCGGAAGGGAAGAGGAATGAGTAGCTAATAAAGGTCGGAAAAATAAAATTAAATAAACTTTTAAAGTTATGACAATATACAAAAATAAAAAACAAGTTGAAAATCAATTGAAAAGATTAGAAAAAAAGCTGTTAAAAACAAAAGGAGAAAGTCGCAGTTGGGTCAATATGTATGATAAATTATGTAGGATTGCTTTGGTTGAAACAAACGATGAGATTTTAATTTTTGATAAAGATAAATTCTGTTCAACTTTAACGAAGTTAGAAGTAGATAAATAAAATAAATAAAGGTCGGAAAAATAATTAAAAACAACAATAAAGATGAAAAATAAAGATTATATCAATAAATTATTGGCTGAAAAAAGAGAAAAATTAGAAAAACTTTTGGAAAGAAAATTAAGATTAAGAGAATTTCTTTTGTCGGCATCTGAAAAAGTATTGCCTGATAAAGAATTAAGCGTCTTTTATAAAAGGGAAGCAGATGATTTAAATTTAATTGGTGAATGTTTAAGGGTTAAGATAAGAGCGATTAACAAAATTTTATTTTAAAAACTTTTAAAACTATGGCTAATTATTGTAATCAAGAATTAGAAAATAAAAAAATGGAGTTAGAAGAAATTTTAAGAAAGAAATTAGAAGACTTAGAAATGAAAAGAAAATGGGTAAGAGAAGCAGAATTAGAGATTGAATCTCTGGAAAATGAAATAACGGCAATAGGAGGTGAATTAGAAAAATCAGGATTATAAAAAATATGACCGCTTATTATCCTTATTTTCAAATATTTAATCATATACGAATACGGGAACTGGAAGATAAATTAGAAGAGTTAGAAGAAATAAGAAAATGGGTAGAAGAGACAAAATCAGCACTTAAAAATTTAGAAGCAAGGCTTGAAGGCATAGATACAGATGCTGAAATAAAAGAGATTATAAAAAAGATTAAATGTTCACTACATAATATGGACAATAACATAAAAGATGTTAAGCATGAAATAAAAAAAGCAAAATCTGCGACGCAGGAAAAGTATGGAAAGTTTTCGTAATAAATAAGGAGTAAATCCACCGCTCGTTTCCAAGATTTGCTCACGGGTATATGTAGTCAAATCTTGCCTTTTTAAAAAATAAAAAAATATGAATTGTCCAATATGTAAAAAAAATTTAAAAGAAAATGGATTTCAAGCAAGACAAGACGGAATTACAAAATGGTTTGAAATAGAAGTAATGATGGATAAAAATAAAAAGAAATTTTTAAAATATGACGAAATAGATGAAGAAGTCTGGGACAATCCAATGTATTTTCATTGTGCCAGCTGTGGGGAAGAATTGGAAGATTTAAATGAAGATAAAGTTATTAAAATTTTAAGTTAATAAAAACCGCTTAAAGGTCGGAAATAATTAAAATTAAATAAAGAATATGAACATAAAAATACCAGAAAAAATAAAAAAAACTCAAATTGACGATTCAAAAATTATTGAAATTTTGTGTAATGCTTTAGAAGCGGAAAATGAGCTCGACAGAAAAAAGGAACATTTCTGGGTTGTTTATTTAAACCCTCAAAAGCACATAAAAAAGATTGAGTTAGTATTTTTAGGAACTGAGGAGCAATAAAAATATCCGCCTCTTCTCTAATTCTTGCTCATAATCACCCCAATGGAGAAGTAAATCCAAGCAAGGGTGATTTAGGTAACTTCCACGAATTAGTAAAAGCTGGAGAAATTTTAGGGATTGATTTGGTTGATTATATAATTATTACCCAAGAAGGAAAATTCTACTCATTTAAACAAGAAGGATTACTGGGAAAACATAGCCTTTTAATAGGAGCTGAAAACATAGATGAAGCAATAAAAAAATTTCAAGAAACAGATTGGAGTGGTTGGTGGAAATTGAGCTAAAAAACAGAAAAAGCATAATAAGGTAAAGGTCGGCAAAATAAATTTATATTTAAACAAAACCTATGATAGACCAATTTGAAAAAACAAGATCAAACCGAAGTAGTTGTCGTCAATGTTTGAAATCAATCAATAAAAATGAAATAAGAGGGGTTGAATATATTAGTAATAATTTTGGATTTTCTCAAAGTAATTATTGTTTAAAATGTAGCAAAAAAATGTTAAAAGAATTGAATGAACAGCTTTTGGAATTAACAGAAAAGCGTTAAAAAGTTTTCCACAACCCCTATAACCAGAGGACTTGACAAATATCTTTGCTTTGTTAAATTAAAATTATATGAAGTTAAAGCAACGAAAAAATTTAAAACTAAACATTTCTGAAATTTCGGAAGTTGCTTTAGCTTCACCAAAATTCCATCTCTTTTGAGGTGGTTTTTTGGTTTTTAAAAAGGTTTCCCATTTTGCCCAGCTGGGGTAGAACCTACCTTAAAAATGGGAGGCAAGTAGCTATTTAAACGCCGTTGCTAACTTTCGGCGGGCTACGGGGAGATGGTAAGATTGGTAATCTTAAAGAGAGTTTCCTCCGTGTTATCTCTACGAACACGGATACAATGAATTTCTGGGCTCTTCTCACTGGAAGTTCTACATATCTACAAGTTTTCCACAATTTTTAAAGAAAAGTCCTTTCCTAAAAGTTAGTTTTTCTTTAAAAATTAAAACCTATAAGAAATCTTTAATTATATTTTAATATATTAAATTATATTAAATATAAAATACAATTAAAATCTAAATATAACTGGCGCAATAAATGAAAAAGCCCCCTTTGAAGAAGACTTTTTCACGCTAACCCTACACGGGTTATTCTTTTCTCCGATATATCAGATTATTTTTATTATAGATAGAATAAAATTTTTGTCAAATCAATGACCTGTGGAAAACTCTTATTTGACAAATCTCTTATCTATGATAAAATAGTAGCATAAAAGTAAGAATACAAAAAATGGCTTGTTCAGAAATAAAGGTCGAAAAAAATATCATAAAAATATATGAAAAAAATTGAAAAAAAACTCCCCTGCTGTGAAGCATCTTACAGGCGTGGTTATGATTTAGGTTATAAGCATACAGAGCGATTAAAAATAAAATTATTAAAATTAAAAATATTTATTAAAGAAGCATGGAAGATATTGTTTTTAATGAAAGACAATTTTTTACTAAATAATAAACCTTTAAAGGACGAAGCAGAGGAAAAGAAAAATAAAAAAAATAAAATAAAAAAATGAAAATTCGTTTAAAATCCAATTTTATTATTCCTAATAGCGATGTTAAAACAGGAGACTGGGTGATGATTTTAAATGAAGGAGAATATAGAAAATTGCCTCAACAGCCAGATAGAGAGGTTTTAGTATTTAAAGTTCAAGTCCCATCAGGAGAAGTAAAATTGTTAAATATGAACACTACAACCCAAAAAGAGTTTATTCAGGCATATGGAGATGACTCAATAAACTGGATAGGTAAAAAAGGAAGAGTAGAAATTGTTAAGCAAAGAATGTTTGATAAATGGAAAGAAGTTATTTATATTCACCCAGAACACAAAGCAAGGGAAATTCCAATAGAAGAAATCACAGATGATGGAATTCCAGTTATAGAAGAATGAAGATAAAAGGAATAGTTTATTTGGTAAAAATATTTCGTGTTCCAAGTAGAAGCGAAAAAGGAGTTTATTATTTAGTAGAACTATATTCAGATAATTCATTAGAATGTGATTGTTGGGCAGGAACAACGAAGAAAGAATGTTGGCATAAAATAAAAGTAAGAGATTATTTAAATCAACAGAAATATAAAATAAATTACTTATGAATAAAGAAGCAGTTAATCAAATAATAGAGGTAGTCAAAACATTAAATTTAAATGTAGATAGTAAAACATTGGTTGAGGTGGTATCTCAAGTTAAGTTGATTTTTTATGCTTTTTTAATTAAAGATTTTGTCCTTCAAGTTTTAGGATTTATTGTTTTTCTGGTTGCTATTTATATTATTAGCAAAGCAGTAATGGGTTATTGGAGAAAGGACAAAAAGAAATCAAGGGTAATCAGACCATTAGAATAATATGAATTGGTGGTTTTATTTTGTTTTAACATTATGGATAGGTTGGACTTTATTTGTATTTAGAACCACTAAAGAAAATCATTGTTTTGGCTTGAAGGGTCGTCTTTTTGATACAATAGTTTTAGGAATTATGATTGGGGGACTTGTTAGTTTTTTATTATGGAAGCTATAAATTAAAATAAAAATTATGATGATTGATGCTTTTGTTTGGTTTTCAAAAGAAGAAGAAGCAGGTGAATTTTGGCGACCTGCTGTAAGACTGGACATTCAAAACAGTAAGGAAGATAAAATAGAGGAAAAAATAAAAAAAATGCAAAAGTTTTTAGATAATTGGTATCAAAAATATAAAGGAAAAAGCCTTAAAGAAATAATTTTAAACAATACAATTTGTTTAAAAGGAATAAAGCATTCAAAAGCTCTTAAATTGATGGGATATGAAATAGTTTTTGGATTGAGGAAATGTGAACATAAAAATATAAAAGAAAGAAATTGGGGAGGTCAATGTTTAGATTGTAAAAGTTTTTTGACTAAACCTGTGGTATGTGTTCTTAAAGATATTAGAAAAATTAAAGAATGTCCCGAAATAGCATTAAGAGATTTGTTAAATTGTTAAATAAATTTATTAAAAAATAAGATATTGAGTTTCACCTATGAAAAAGAAAATAAAAGTTGGAAAATTAAATAAAGGATTTTCTGTCTGGGAACAAGTTTTGTGGGATAATAATAAATTTATAAACAAAAATGCCAAAGTCAAAAAAATAAAAATTAAAACAATAAAATGTCCAAAGAAAAAAAATGGCTGCGTCTCAAACTATGAGATACGAGTGGGCGCTCCCACATCTCGCAGACCACTTTCAACATAACACAAAAATTTTATTAAATCAATAGCCTTATGAATAGAGAAACACTTAGAGAATATATCAGAAAAAATATTCATTTTACGATAGGCAGTTTGTCTAACCTTTATTCATCTTATTTACAACACAAAGAAATTTCTAAGGAAGAGTTAGAAAAAATTATTACAGAAATAAAAAATCAAGCAATTGAAATCAATACTAGTCTTTACAATCATACAGCCCCCAAAGACTCCTTCCCAGAATTAGAAGAAAAATTAAAAGAGAAAATAGAAAAAGAACAAAAAGAAAGAAAGATTGGTAGATATTATGCCTCTGAACTTTATTCTTATTTTACTAATAAAATCCCTCCTGAAAAATATTTAGAACCCCAAGTTCATTCCCTTGACGAACTTCAAAGAATGTATTTTGGAGAAATCATACATTTAGGAATTCAAAATCTATTTGATTTTAAGGAAAAGAAATATGAAATTAAAATAGAACCTGATATTACTTTAGTTTGTAAAATAGATTTAGAATTACCGAATGGAGAAATAATAGAATTAAAAACCAGAGAAGATTTAGAATTAGATTTTCTTCCAATTTGGTGGAATTATCAACTTCAGGCTTATTTAAGAGCAAAGAAATTAGAAAGAATGAGGATATATGTCGTTGGCTGGGGGTTATCAAGACGAGAGTTTGTTGTTCGGCAAGATGAAAAGGTTTGGCAATATATTGTTCAAAATTTAAAGAATTACCATAATAAAGTTTTAGAGATTTATAGCAAAAATAGAAATTGAATAAATCTATGAGAGCTCAACAAGAATTAAAAAACAAAGAATTTCAAGAAGATTTATTTTCTTTATATTGTTTGTTAATTGATAAAAAAATTCCTTGTAAAATACAACTACATCCTATTGCTGAAAAAGAACCAAAAGTTAAAGAATTGATTGGTTTTTTCCCTGCTGGAACACATCAAATCCTTATTAAAAAAAATGGAACAACTTATTCAGTAATTCGGGGTTTTATTTCATTTGGTTTTTACGAAATAATGAATATTGGAGAAAAAGGTAAAAAATTTCGAAATCCAGAAAGATTTGTTACGCCCGAAGATTTAATAAAGGCTTTAAGGTATGGAAGAAAGCATTAAAAAAAAGGACTTGATGAGGATATAAAAGACATTTTTAACTTTTTAAAATGGAAAAACTAACTTCAAAAAACTGGAAAAAGATGTTTAAAAAAGAATACTTCATTTATTTAAAAGGTTTGGATGTTTTAAATTTTTCAATACTTAAAAAAGTTAGGGACAAAGCAATAAAGAATATGGTAATAAATTTCATTGAAAGATTGTTATTGGTTTTAAAATCAGAAAAAAATCAAGAAACAAAACAAAAAAAATCTTTAGAGAGGGTTTTGGAGATAGAAAAAGTTAAAAATTTAGAAAATTCAGAAGATGAAAAAATTAAAAATATAATTTCAGAAATAAGTAAAAGGGTGGCTTTACAAATAAAAGAAATTCTTGATAGAGAATGGATGAAAAACCCTTCTTATCCACCATCATCGCAATTACAAAGAGCTGACGAATTGTTTGCCCAAGCAAAAGCAATTATTAGTGAGAAATGGATGAATGACTCTTTTAAGAAGTGGTTAAATAATTCTTCTCAACCACTATCAGAGCCAGCACAAATTAAAATCCCATTAAAATCCCACAAGTCAAAAAGAAAGAAACTAAAATAAAAAACTATGGAAGAAAACATTAAAAATATAGCAGAAAAAGTAGAGAAACTACTTTTGAAGCATCCTAAATTAAAAAATCCATATTTGCGACGAGAACTTGAATGGACTTTTTGGTGTGAATATGATAATTTAAGTTTTGGAATAACAAAAAAGATGTGGTTAAATATGGGAAAAAGGGGAGAGTTAACAAAATATTCCTCTTTGGATAGGGCAATTAGAATAGTTATAAATAAACTTGGCTTGAAGGAGGAATGGGCACAAGCAAGATACAAATTGGCTGAACAAAAAAAATTAGAGTTAAAAAATGAAATTTAATATAATTGAAAAATTTAGAAAATATAAAAAGGAAAGATTTATTCCTACAAATGCTAATTGGAACCCTGATGATGAAGATTTAAGTGATAAGTATGAAGATAGAAGATTTAAATTTAGAATTTAGATAGACTTAATTATGAAAACTTTTTCACCAGACCAATTACCGCCCCATTATGTAAAACATTCATTAAAAGAAATGAGTTGGGGCAGCAATACTCCAGAATCAGCGGATTTAGCTTTATCTATTTTGATGGAATGCGTAGAACAAAATTTAGCCCTTAAATTTTATGAAGATTTTAAGCAAGAATTTGTTATAGAATGGGATGATGATTGGGATATTACAGAAGAAGAAGTTAAAGATTGGGTAAATAAAAAATTAGAATACAAATGAAAAATTGCTTGCAATCAAAATATTTTCATAGCGAAGATAAAGGGTGCAAAATAGTTGATAAAGTTTTCCCGAAAAAAAAGCCAAAGGATTCAGTTGTTAGAGGTGGCTATTGTAAAACCCACCGAAAAAACATTTGTCGCTGTGGGTGGGAATGGGGGCGGCATTATATTATTAAACACGAACTGGAATAAAAATATGAAAAAATACAAAATAATTTATGCTGACCCAGCTTGGTTTTATCCTAATTGTAAAAAAAGAATGAAGTATGGTGGAGCAGTAATAGATAAATATCCAACATTAAAAATGAAAGATATTGAAAAATTGCCAATACAAAATATCTGTGCAGATGCTTCTATTTTATTTTTATGGGCGACATTCCCGAGATTAAAAGAAGCCTTAAAAGTAATTGAGGCTTGGGGGTTTAAATATAGGACAATAGGATTTATTTGGATTAAAACATTAAAAAATGGAAAAATAGATGATACTGGTAAGGGAATGGGGTTTTTTACAAAAGAAAATGCGGAAATTTGTTTATTGGCAACGAGATATGTAAATAAGGGCAGAAATCAAATTAAAAGAATTAAAGGAAATATATCAAGTATAATAATTGCTCCACGAGGAAAACATAGCGAAAAACCAGCAATTGTTAGAAATAAAATTGTAGAATTATTAGGTGATTTGCCTCGCATAGAATTATTTGCTCGCCAAAAAACAAAAGGTTGGGATGTTTGGGGCAATGAAGTAAAAAGTGATATAGAATTATTATGATAAAACCTCAATCAAAAAAACATAAAGGTCGGAGATTGGAACTTAAAGTGGCAAAACTGATTAGAGAAATTTTGGAAATAGATGCTATTAGAACTCCTTTATCAGGAGGAGGAGGAATTAAAGGAGATATTTATTGTCAAGAGCTACCATTTTATTTTGAATTGAAAAATCAAGAAAAGTTAAAAATCTGGCAATGGTGGCAAGAAATAAAAGATTATGAAAACCCAATTTTAATTATTTCGGGGAATAGAAGACCGATATTAGCAGTTTGTGATTTTGTTTGGTTTTTAAATTTATTAAAAAAATATGATAAAACATACAGAAAAAAGAGCTGAAATTTGTCCAGTTTGTGAAGGACAAGGAAAAATTAAAAGAAAAGACGAAAAAAAAGAAAGAGTATGCCACGGCTGTGACGGCAGGGGTTGGGTTGTAATAGAACAAAATCTTCCGTTTTTTTATATTGATTTTCAGACTTCAGCAGATAAAAACTGGAATTATTAGAGTTTTTATAAAAAAAATAGAATTAAGAGAAGAAAAAGATTTATTCAATTTAATTAATTAAAGTGGGAATTCTCACTCGTATCTCATAATTGAGACGCAGCCATTTTTTTTATTTTCTTTCTTTTTTTTTCTTGCAGAATCTTCTTTCCATTTTCCAGAGGTTGTGTAAGAAGTTATACAATTAGACTTTGGCTTACCACAATAAGGACACCACTCGCCTATGGCTGGATCATATTGTTGACTATGTTTTAGACAAATTGCCATAATTATTTTTATTATATTTTTAATATCTTTTTGCTGGCTCAATATAATCTAAACCAATCAAGTCAAATAAATCTTTTTCCTCTCTTAATTCTATAATTTTATTGTTTTTATCCCTTAAAAATCCATCTACCGACTTATATCCTGCTTTTACCCAACCTTTTGCTAATACTTTCCAAGAAAACTCTGCTGATCCTGTTCTTATAGCAAAGATATTTCCCCAATTCTCTTTAAAAGCAATAAATAAATCTAATTTAATTCCTTCGGGTAAAATCCTTTGAGTATATCTTCCTGTTGGTTCTCCTCTTATTTTCTTCCAACTATTAACTAACTTTGAAAGTCCAGCTAAATCTTTTGGGATAACAACAATCTCAATATCTTTTATTTCTGGTTTTTCTCGGCGGATACTTCCAGCAATTTCAACCCTGTAACAAAAGGGCTTTAATAAATCTACATATTTTTCAGCTATTTTTTTTGCTTCTTCTAATTGCATATTTTTCGTCCACAAGTCCATAAAGATAATTTATTATCTTGGATTAAGTAAGCGGTAAGTTCAATCTGGTCTTCTACTGACCAAATATCAGGATTTTCTATCTGATATACTTTCGCATAAAAGTAAAAGGTAGGTTCTAAAAATTGGAAAAGTCCTTTTGCCCCGCCATAAGGGTCTCTCTTATTCCAAGCCTTAGGATTAAGAGAACTCTCACATTGCGCTAATTTAATTAAAATCTCAGCTTCTTCAGGGTATTTCTCTTTTATTAAATCCTGTATATTATCTTTTGTATTCAAAGGAGGAGCAATCTCGGTATATTCCATAACTCCAACTGCCAGAAAAAAGGGTTCTCGGTTTATAAAATTCTCACCCTGATTAAATTTTTTAAGATAAATTGCCTTGCTCTCGTTAAAATCAGTGGGAGTTATAAAAAAAGCTATAAATGATGTAAGAAGAATACCTGTTATTATAGAATTTTGGTAATTACTCATTAAAAACCTCTTAAAATTGCTTTAAACGCATTTAAAGGGAGTATTTTGAGAGGACTAATTAAAATTATACTCCAAAGCTTAAAACCCCCTTAAAAACCCCCTTTAAATTGCTTTTAAGGCTATTTTAAAAGGGGTTTTAGGGTAAACGAATTCCCCATCTTGTTTTAAGGTAGTTTAAAATAAAAACTAAAATCCCACCGACTGTTAGCTCTCTCCATTCAAGAGGCAACCCAAGAGCCAATCCCGCAATCAAGAAAATAACAGCATACTTTGCTCCTTTGGTAATTCCACGAATAAATGAATAAGAATTATTCATAATTTTAATTTAGTTTTTGAACGACCTTTAGTCTTATTTTTAGTAAAAACTTCTTTATAAGATAAAAATCTACCTTTTCTTGCATCTTCCATTCCTTTTAAAAGTTTCTTTAAAAAAGGTTTATTTTTAATAATTTCTAAAGTATATTTATTTGAAAAATTCATAACATTTATTTGCTCTGTTGAGCAACCCGTCTTATAATTCCTCCAAATATTTAAGAAGCCAATTATAAAGTCTAAAACTCGGACATAAAGTTGGAGCAAAATCTTGATGAGCATAAATTTCACTTTTAGAAATATTATATTCAACTCTTTTTTTATCTAATAATTCTTTTAAGGATTGATATTGTTCTGGCGTAAAGTCTTTTTCTTCGCCATTTCCCATAAGGCAAATACCAATGCTATTTTCATTCTGTCCTTTTGTATGAGCTCCTTTTTCATTGTCTGCTCTTCCTTGATAAATTTTTCCATCTCTTTCTATAAAATACTGATAGCCAGCATAATACCCCAAGCTACTTTTGAACCCCCATCTTTGCTTATGCCATTCATTTACTCCTTTAAAATTTAACCAACCTCCTCCGTGATGTAAAATAATCTTATTCGGATTATTTAAATTAGGGACAGTTCTTTTCTGTCCTAGCTTAATAGCTAATTGTATTTGAAGAATCTGTATCTGAAGCTGAATTTTTTTGATTAGAAGTTTTAAAATTTCTTTTGATTTAGCCATATTACTTGTTTGCCAATATATACATAATTAAACTTGTTACTAATGTGCATAAAATTACGATAAACCAATTTGGTCGCCGATATAATTGTTTTTCAATTTCTTCTAATTTTCCATATATTTTTTCTAAATGATTAGTTCTTATATTTCTTATTTCTTCTTTCGCATCTTGCATTAAAACTTCCAAAGCAGTTAATCTTCTTTCAATTATTTTATTTTGAGAATTTTCTTCCATCATAATTTTCTATTGTCTTATTATATTTTAATATTATTAATTTTTTGAGGAAAGTCAATCATTCATCTCTTTCTATTAAGGAAAGTCAACTTTTATAAAGGTGGAGGTCTGTATTGAAGAATTTTCCAGAAAATAAAAATAAATAAACCAAAACTAACACTAAAAACTATCCACCAAAATATAATTACTATACAAAAATTTGAAATTTTTTTTATTATTTTTTTCATTCAGGAAAAGTCATTAAACTTCTTTGTTGTTCTGGGATTAAAACAGGAATACCTTTAATTGTTGGAACATAAGGAAGGGGAGCAGCTGGCATAACTTCTCTTATTTTTCTAATTTCTTCTGTTTTTTTTCTAATATATTCTTGAGTTTCTTCTCTTAATTCTCTTTTTATTTCTGGAGAAATAAGAGGATTTTTTTCTAATCTTGTTAAAGCAAAACTAGCTTTTCTAATCTCATTTTTTAATAATTTAATTTTCCACCAAGCATCATTATATCCTCCAGAATAAGTAGAAATCCCAATTGCTCTTAATGTAGTTTGAGTAAAATCTCTTCTTTTAGGATAAGGAAAGCCAACTATTTCTCCTTGTGCTGCTTTAATAAGATTTATAGCATGTCCAACAGCCCCAGGGCTAAGCGCTTTTAATGTATATTCTGCTATTTTTTCATATTTTATACTCGGCATATCTCCTTCCTCATAAATTTTTCTTCCCGTAAAAGAATCATAATTGGTAGTTAAATTATGTAAAATTCCAGCCAATCCTCCTCCTTTTGCTATATCTAATAAAGCCCGCCAATCCATAAATCCACTTTCCCAGCTTCCAAAAGGCAAAGTATAACCTAGATTTAAAAAAACAGGATTACCCACTTTATCTTTATAGGGCAATAACATTGTATAAGGCTGTTCAGTTAAAAAACTAGGTTTAGCGACTTCAACTTGTTCTTTGGTCATTCCTAAAATATTTCTAGAAAATTCATTTGCCGCTCCAATTAAAATAGGATATTTCATTAATGTCCAGGGTCTTGTAATTAAAACTTCAGCAATTCGAGGAGCCATTAAGGCGTAAAATGAAATAAAAGGAAAAGCATAACCTGGCAATCCTGTTCTTAACTGGTCAACAATTTTAGGAACAAATCTATAATTTAATTCCCATTTATTAGCAAAGTGAATTGCTTGAGGTAAGGTTGCCCCATCTCTCAAGGCACACCTAATTAAATAAGTTCTTTGAATGTGGTCAATATGTCCATAATAAGCGAATATTTGTTTGATATCTTTTAATTTTGTTCCTAAAGCATCTGTCATTCTACTTCCATATTCTAAATAAGGGTTTTGAGCCGTTCGCATTGTTTTTTCTATAGATTTCATTATGCTAGGCTCAATCTCAATTTTATAATAATCCGCCCCATAAGCACCAGCATCTCTTAATTTTTTATAAAAAGCATCTTTAGTTGTATAACTTCTAACTGCTTGAATATATATAGGAGAATTTTTTGTTCCCCAAACTGGATAACCTGCAAAATCAGTTTGTATCAAACCGCCAGAAATATAATTACGAACAACAGTTGCGGGATTTCCAGCTACCTTAAAAGCCTTCCACCAACTTAATGGTTCCCCAAATATTTGCATCGTCGGCTTAGCAGAAGCTACAAATAAACGAATTTCATCTTCTAAAATAGGATTAATAAAACCATCATTTAATGTTCCTAATCTTATATCGCTTTTTACGCCAGGTGCTAAAAATCTAGTAATTGGAATAAAGCCAGGTTTCGGTGTTTTAGAAAACAGTTCGGGAGTTCTAAATACTGCTTCTTGCCAAAGACGAGTCGCATAAACATTGCTCATGTCATAGAAAGTTCGGGCTAAAGCATAATCAGCTTCAGTTACCCAACCCCATCTTTTTTTGGCTTCTTTGCCTATCTTTTTTAATTCTTTCATAGAGTACCCTGTAATTTCTAATATTGTTTTGCCTTCAAATAATAAACTATTGGCTCCCCATTCAGCATCAGTTAATTTTCTTTTAAACGCTGACCTATCTAAAACTCCATCAGCGGTAAAAACCCTACGAGGAATAACCCGAATTGGCTTGCCAGGGGCTATTGGCGGACGAAGATAAACAGTTCTCATATATTCGCCTAAATGTTTAAACCAAGTTTCTTCTGTTAACAAAGCATATTCTGGCTTTAATACCCCTTCAGTCATTAATCTTTTATCTATATCAACAATTGCTTTACCCAATTGTCCTATATGTAAATCAATTTGTTTAATAAGAGGTTTGTATTCTGGCGTGATAGGAATGTATTTATAAATCATTTTGCCAATCGCATCTTTCTCTGCCGCAGATAATTTATGAATGGGGGTAATAAATGCTTCTGTATATTTCATTGTTAAACCATCAATTACTCTTTGCCTTTCTTTAGCTAATTCTTCTAACTTTGTGTTTCTAAATGTTTTAGCCCAAGATGGAGCTTTTTCAACCCACCATTCATTAATTTTGTTCCAAGCTCCATACATTCTTTGAGTATAAGGATTTTTATAGCTCCAAGTTGGCGGAGTCCATTCCAAAACATTCCTTTCTATTTTGGGAAGACTTGGCATTTGATTAATTTCTTGAAGAAGTTTTCTCTTATATGGCTCTATTGGATATAAAGGCAATTTAGTAGAAGGTGGTTTAGGAGGAGGAGGAGATGTCTTACTTAACCTAAAAGACGCCCTCATGGCTTTTTCATAAGTCTCTTTGCTTATATTTTCTCCCCCAATCCCAAATCGAGAAAGAATCGCCTGTTCAGTTTTAGGCAATTTAGCAATTTCAATAACTTGTGGCTTCTTTCCTAAGTTCTCAAGAGCTGATTTAGCTGCTTTTGACAATGAAGGAGGTAAAGGAACAAGTCCGCCTATTATTCCAAATCCCAATCCCCATAAAGCTCCTTCAGCAAATTTTTCAGTAATTTCTTTTTGCTCTTCTGTTTTATGAAAAGATTCAACAACAGCGAAAGGAAGAGCGGCTTTAATTAATCGAGGAACTATTGGAACTTTTTCCATTAATTTAATTACTTTTGGAACTTTGGTTGAGGCTTTCATCGCCATAGCAATTCCTTTGCTAGCAATCCCAAACGGAACAAGCCAGCTTTCTATTTCTCCAATCATTCCAGGAATTTTCGCTGCTTCAGCCTCAACTTCTGTTTTTGGTTTTAGAGCTTCTAATTCAACATTATTTAAAGTAATGCCTTTAATTACGCCCTGGGCAAATCCTTTAAAAGCCCCCCTAGTTGATTCTGCTATTAAATCAGGGGTTAAATAAGGCAAGGATTCTTTCATTTCTCTAAACCAAATCACGCTAGGTTTATCTTCATACATTCTTGGAATATCACGAAAAAATTCTATAGTTTTTTGTTTAAGAAAATCCCACATATTAAAATTAAAATTAAAATTCAATACCAAATGTTTCTTTTAATTCTCTTTTTACTTCTGTCCAAAATTCTTTTGTCCAGGGCAAATACACTCCTGGTTTCGGTTCGGGAGGGGGGGGAGGAAGAGTAGGCATTCCTGGCTTTTCAAGCAGTTCTGGGGTTTTAATAGGGGTATATACCCAAGTTCCTGGAATTGTTTCAGTCATTCCATACATTGCCATTAAAGCCCTAATATCACCATCAGAAAGTTTAGTCTTTTGTCTAATTTGAGCAAAAACAATAGGAATAGTATCAGGAGTTATGGCTTCAGCTATAATATTTTGTCGAATATATAATTCTGCATTATTCCAATCAGTTATATCTTTAGGTTTAACCTCAAGTGCTCTTTTCCATTTTCCAGTATATGGATCTCTTTCGTATAAAACATTTTCTATTACTACTCTTTCAGGAACGATTGGTATTTTAGCCTTCCAAGCAGTAGCTTTTCTAATTGCTTCTTCAGGAGTATCAATCATTGGATCAATCCCTGCACCCCAATTTTCTAATGCTATTTCCCCAACAAATTTTCTTGTTTCTTTTTTTTCTTGATAGGATAATTTTGCTAAATCAATCATTTTCCCAAACCAATCTCTAAATTCGTCTCCTAGCTCGTTTATTTCGTCTCTATGAATTCTTTCCATAGTAACTAATTGTTGCCATTCAAATTGTTTATCCCAACTTGCTGCTTCAGCCATTCTATCTACCCAGCGGTAGGCTTCTTCAATCTCTCCTGTTTGAGCTTTGTGTAAAGTCATTGTTCTTGCCATTTCAGCACCTAAAATAGCTAATTGTCTTTGATATCTTTCGTTAATTCTAGCCTGTTCTCCCCTAATAAAAGCCATTGGAGCTAATCTAGCCTCTGATGCAGCTAAAGCCTCTCTTTGCTCTGCTTTAACTTTATCTACTTCCTCTTGTAATCTAGTAAGACGAGTTAAAGTAGTTTCTCTTTGGGCTTGTAATTCTCTAATTCTTCTTTCTTCTTCAAGTTTTCTCATATATTCTTCTCTCCGAAACGGCGTTAGAGCTACTTCTTTTATTCTTTCCCAAAATGTTTTATGTTCTTCTCTTATTTGTTCTTCCCTTTCTCTTGCTCTTACCATTTGTTGGGTTATAATCCCTATAAAAGCATTTATATCTGTAGAAATCGCTTTAACAGCTTTTTGGGCTGGAAATTCATCTACTTCATCAATGGTTGGTGGCTTCCACTCAGTTAAAAATTTTGGGGCTTCCTCTATTGTTTTTTTGGGGTCAATTGCTAATCCCTTTTCTCTTGCTTCTCTTAAAATTCCAATTTGTTCTTGTAATTTAGTAATTTTAGGAGTAATTTCAGCAATTTCTTTACGAATTCTTTGAATTCTTTCTTCTCTATCAACAGGAGTAGGAGCAACAGGAGTAGGGGGTAAAGCAGGAACTCCAGGCAAAGGTCTTCCCATTCTCATTCTTTCTACTTCTGGAGTAACTGGCTCCCAAACTCCAAAAGGAGTAAAAATTTCTCTTCGTCCTGTTATGGGGCTTATTCTAACATCTCCTTCTTCTGGGGGAACTTCTGCTGCTTCTATTGGAGGAGTAGGTGGAGGTGGAGTGGGAGTGGGAGGGATAGGAACAGGAGCGGGAGTGGGAGGAGGGGTAGGAGCAGGAGGAGCAGGAGTAGGAGCAGGTCTTTTTGGAATAGCAGGAACAGTTAATTTTGCTCCAGCGAAAATTATGTCTGGGTCTTTTATTTGCGGATTTAACCTCATCAATTCGGAAACTGTTGTTTTATATTGATGAGCTAACTCTGACAAAGTTGCTCCTTTTGGTATAATTATTTGTGGCATATTTTTATGTTACTGATATTGTTTTCCAAACTCCAGCAAGTCTTACCCGAATTACATTATCATCAGTTCTATAATACATTGCTCCATCTTCATGGGGCAAAGCATCAGCAGCAGCTCCACTCATACGAGCAAGGCGTAGAAACTCACCCTCTAATTTTACCGAACCGACATAAGCATATCCTGAAAGGTAAAGATGCCGATATTTAACGGTTGATAGCCCAACATCAAAACCTGCTGCTAAAGGCCTTAAATGTCTTGTTCTTAAAGTTGTATCCCAAACTTCAAGAGCTCTATAGCCAAAAGAACCTTCATACACTACTCCAGGCGAAACATCATCTCCGCTTGGAAATAACCATGCCCCCTCACATAAAGTAAATGATGCTCCTCCCCTAATGCTTCCAACGCTTTCATCATGAACATTAAAAAATACTATCTCTGACGGAAAGGCAGGATGATCAAATGCACATAATTCAATTCTTGTTCCACTTTCCGCAGTTTTTATCGTTCTCCCAGTTAAAGTTCCAGCTTTGATATTATCTGCTGTTAATAAATTAGTTACTATCTTCCCGCCAGAAATAATAGTTGTTCCCAATTTAACATCTTCTATGCTTCCTGATGCAATCCTGTCAGCTGATAAAAATCCAGTAGTTATTTTACCCGCATCTATATTTGCTATTTTAGCATTATCTACTGCCAAATCTGCTATTTTAGTTCTAGTTACTGCTAACTCATCTATTTTGGCACTATTAACTGCTAAATCTGCTATATGGGCTCTTTGAACTAATATATTTTGAATATAAGACCAATCTACTTGAGAACCAGTTTCAGCAATTAATTTTCCTGAAACATCAATTCCAGTGGCAAATAATTTTCCTGTCATATCCACCCTGAAGGGAGCATTATCAAATTTCTGACTTCCTAACCATAAGCCTTTATCTTCTTTGAATTTAAAAGTTCTATTTTCTTTCCCAACCGTAATTTCTCCTCCTCTTAAATATGGATAATCAAAAATTGGTCTATTAGTAAATTCAGTCATCTCAAGTAAGTCTGATGAGTATTGGGGAGGTATTTTTAATTCTTCTTCTATTGGCAAGGGAAAAAAATCTGGCTGCATGTTGCTATAAAGTATGACCAAGAATGTTTAACCTTTTAATTAAGAATGGTTTAGTTTTTGAATTATTTGCCCAGTCTAATTCTATTCTTATATTTTCAGCTTTGATTGAAGGTCTAAAGTATTTTGAAGTAATTCCAGTTTCAGTTATTGTTTCTTCCCAAAGATTTTCTCCTTTATCATTAATTAATTTTATTTTAATTTTATTTCCTGTCAATGTTTTATTAAAATCTATTCTTAAATCATCTATCATTCCCATTCTGTCATTGCCTTTAATATCTATTAAGAGAGATTTCCAGTATGAATTTGTTTCGTAATTCTTTGCCTTTTGATTTTTATAAGTTGTTGATTGGTTTTCATTAAACATTGGAAACCCAAATGGAGAAGCTAAAGTATTAATTGAATATCCAGATGAAGCTATCATAATTGGGAAAAAAGACATTGGAATTCTATTATCTACTGTTCCATAAGCATAAATTTTATCTCCTGCTGTCCAAATGATATACCCCTTGTAATCTGAAATCTGATACCATCTTGGAGCATTTTCTGGAAAAAAGAATAAAGGCTGTATTCTTCTTCCTCCAAACACTCCAATATAACTTCTATCTGAATACTGCCCAAATACATAAACTACTCCATTTAAAAAATAAAAAGCAGTTAATAAACCTTCGTATTTATATTCTTCTGCCCAAGAAGGAGCAAAAGTATCCCAAACAAAAATTGAACTTTTTATTTTTTGTTTTCTATCAGTAATTCCTTTTGGATGATAAGCTAAAATATAGAGCCAATTATCAAGCCAAATAATATCCCAAATTTCTAAATTATCAGGCAAATCTAAATCATCTTTTGCCCAAGTATTAGTAGTTCCATCAAAAGAAGCAATTAAATTTCCATTAGCAATATATAAAAAGTCATTTCCTCCTCTAATCATCCGATGGCAAACTCCTTTATTTAAATCAATTTTAAATTGGTCAGTAAAAGCTCCAGCAGCAATATCATAAAATCCTACAATTCCTGAAGCAGCAGTATTATAAGAATAATATAGTTTATTTTGATATAAACATACATCTTCTCCAGTCATTCCTGATATTGTTCTTGGAAAAGTAGCTCCTGAAACGACTATTGTTTCTTCAGTAGAATAATCGTGAGTAAATTGAAACAATTTATCATCTCCAATTCCATAAGATTTAGATAAAGTTCCTGGTTCAGCAATTTCATTTGAATATCTAATTGGAATAGTAAATATATCCCCGTTTGTTAAGAGTTCTTTTCCTGCTCCAGATTTAATTCCTGTTGGGTCAGATAAGTCTATAGCTTGGGCTTTTCCTGCCATATTTTTATTTCCATAAGTTGGATATTCGCTTTCCCAAAAGCCTGGAGCAAGCCCGCCAAGAAAATTGTCAATTGAAATAGAAAAATTTGCCATAATTATTTTTTGTCTAAAAATACCCAGTCAGAAATGTTTTTGGTTAAAAATACCCAAAATCTCTTCCCAAGTTTAACTATGTTTTTTTCAATAATTGAAAAGTATCTTGAAAGAGTAAGTAGTCTAGCAATAGAAACTATATTCTGTTCTATAACTACAAACATCTTCATAAAAACCTTCATAAAAGAGAACGAGATGATGTTCTGCTCTATAATTGAAAAAGTTCTAGAAATTCCTCTTAAGAATGAAACGATGTTCTGCTCTATAATTGAGAAGGTTTTTATAAAAACCCTTATAAAAGAAAATGAAATAATACTTTGCTCTATAATTGAAAAAACCCTTGAAAGCCCCTTAAAGAATGAAACGATGTTCTGCTCTATAATTGAGAAGGTTTTTATAAAAACCCTTATAAAAGAAAATGAAATAATACTTTGCTCTATAATTGAAAAAACCCTTGAAAGCCCCTTAAAGAATGAAACGATGTTCTGCTCTATAATTGAGAAGGTTCTAAAAATTCCTTTGAGAAAAGAAACTATGTTCTGTTCTATAATTGAGAATGTTTTTAAAAAAACCTTTATGAAAGAAAATAAAACAATGTTTTGCTCTATGATTGAGAATGCTCTTGAAAAAACCTTACCAAAAGAGAATGAAACAATACTCTGCTCTATGATTGATTTCAGTGTTGAAATTCCTTTTAAAACAGAAACTATTGAAATTTCTGTAAGCAAAAATTCCTTTATGTGAGTAATAAGTGTAACTATCCCTCCCCCATAAGACGCACTTCCATAACTATAAGTTCCGTAGCCCATAGTTTTTATTTTTTATCTTCTAATTGTTTTATCTCAAAAATTTCTCTTGGCAATAAGCCAAACCCTTTTCTTCTAACTTCCAGATATTTTTTGTAATTCTCTTCCCCCAACGCTTTAACCATATAATTTTTCCCATATCTCTCCTCAAAAATAGTTGGCATATTTAGGGTTTTCTTTACCCAATTTTCTGCTTCTAAATCAAAGGCTTCTTGGGGGTTTAGTTTATGAAATTCTGGATGCTCTTGGTAAGTTTTGAAAAAAATTCTGGCTTCCTTAACTAATGTTTTTACTTTATTTTTTGTGCTTAATAGCTGAACTTCTAATTTTTCTTTTTCTATTTTAAAAAGCTCTTTTTCCAAATCATCTTTTGAGTTTTCAATTTGTCTTTCTTTCTGTTTTATCTTTATTTCCTTTGTCCGAATATCGTAATAAACATCAATTAACTGCTGAAAACGAGATAAAAGTTCAAACTTGGCTTGCTGGAATTTCCCATAAGGAGTAGGGAATTCTACATCATTTAAGATAAAATTCTCTATCTGGATTTGGCTCATTCCTCCTGAAAATTCTTCTAAAAAAGAGGCAACCTTTTTAAACATCTCTTGGTCTTCTGCGTTTTTTAGAATTTCAAGATATTTATTCATTGTGAGTTAAATAATTAATGAAGTATTCATTAGTAGAATAGCCTGTAAGTTGTCGTCTAGCTGTAGCTGCTGCTCTTGCTGTATGAGTATTTGCTATGTCATCAAACCTTTGAGTAGTACCGAGATAATTAGTGCCATCATACCCACAGGAAGTAAAACCAAAGCCATTAAGGGAGTAACCTGTAAGGAGTCCCCTAGCTGTAGCTGCTGCTCTTGCTGTATGAGTATTTGCTATGTCATCAAACCTTTCAGTAGTGCCAAGATTAACAGTAGTATATCCGCAGGCGGAGAAACCATAGCCATTAAGGGAGTAACCTGTAAGTTGTTGTCTTGCTGTAGCCGCAGCCCTTGCTGTATGAGTATTAGCTACATCGTCAAATCTTTCGGTAGTGCCTACAGCAGCACCACCATTATACCCACAGGAAGTAAAACCAAAGCCATTAAGGGAGTAACCTGTAAGAAAATATCTTGGCGTAGTAGCATCAGCCCTTGCCGTATGGGTATTTGCTACATCATCAAACCTTTGGGTGGTGCCGACAACAGCAGTAGCATATCCGCAAGTAGAAAAGCCGTAACCATTAAGAGAATAGCCAGTAAGCTGTCGTCTAGCTGTAGCTGCTGTTCTTGCTGTATGAGTATTAACTACATCGTCAAATCTCTCAGTGGTGCCAACATTAGTAGTAGTAAGCCCGCAGGAAGTAAAGCCATAACCATTAAGGGAGTAGCCAGCAAGTTCATATCTAGTTGTAGCTGCCGTCCTTGCTGTATGAGTATTTGCTACATCATCAAACCTTTGAGTAGTACCGAGAGCAGCAGTACCATCATGCCCACAGGAAGTAAAGCCATAGCCCCCTTCTATTCTCACTTTTCCCCTTGTTGTGCTTTCATTAGAAACAAAGGGGCTTAGCCCGCTAGTATGCCCCACATTCCTTACTGTTATTCCTCCCATTGGAGCTTGGGAAAAATTAACTATCCACCGATAATTAGCG